TGACGCTGGTGCAGACGTTCCTGCTGCCGTGCCTTCGCCAGCTGGTGCTGCTCGAGCAGTACTACGAGACCGACCAGGTGCTGCTGAAGATCGCCGGCGACAAGGCCAAGGTCGCGCAGCGCTTCGGGGTGAACGAGATGACCGATGCGATCCTGGAAAAGAAAATGTCGGTCAACATCAACATCGGCATGGGGGCCACCGACCCGACCACGAAGCAGCAGCGCTTCCAGGGCGCGCTCAACTCGTATGCGCTGCTGACCAAGCAGCCGCCGGTAGGCATCGACATGAAGGAGGTCGGCAAGGAGCTATTCGCGCTCGCCGGCTACCGCGACGGGATGCGCTTCTTCCAGCAGCCGCAGGGCGACCCGGAAAAGGTCAAGCTGCAGCAGACCGTGCAGCTGCTGCTGAAGAAGCTGCAGGGCCTGGAGCTCGACAAGCGCAACAAACACGAGAGCAACGTGGTGAAGCTGGTCACCAGCCGCGAGCGCAACATGGTCGATCTCATCAAGGCCGCCAAGGAGGACGATCATCAGAGCCGGCACCTGCTGATCGGGCACCTGTTGAAACAGGAGACGATCGACAAACAGGCCGAGCAGCAGCGTACGCTGCAGGCGGAAGGGGCGGCGCAGGCGCAGGCCGGTCAGGCCACCGCCGGCGCGCAGCAGCTGGAACTGCAGAAACAGAAGCAGCTCGCGGTCAAACCGCGGGCCCAGATTCACTGACACGGGGTAGGCGATGGCACAGCAACGCGACGAGCCCGCGGACATACCCGAGGGACTCACGGATGAGGATCGGACGCACTTTAAGAACGCGGTCTTCGGCCGTGAGGTGCGCCAGTTCATCGATGAGGATGCGATCGGCAAGTATTTGATCGAGCGCGCGCGCGAGACGCTGCTCGCCGCCGGCCAGGCGCTGGTCGAGGTGGATCCGAACGATCGCAAGAAGATCGAGGCGCTGCAGCTGGACGCGCGGGTGGCCAACCGCGTGCGCGGCTGGCTCGCCGAGGCGGTCGAGACGGGCCTTAACAGCGAGAGCGTGCTGCAACAGCAGAGGGATGAACATGGCGGATAAAGACACCGGCGACGTCGGAGTAAACGGGGAGCTCAAGGGCGGCTCGGGCAACCGGGCACGTGTGAACCGCCTGGCGGAGATCGGCCGCACTGCCGATGCCAGGCGGGCCAACCAGCTGCTGGACGTGGACGGGGAGCGCACCACCGGCAGGTTCGCCGGCGGGGAGTTCGACAACACACCCGAGGCGCGCGAGGCGGCTGCGGCCCGGGCCGAGGAGGAGGCCGCGCAGGCGCTGCGCGATGCGCAGGAGCTCGGGGATGAGGCCGAGCGGGCGCGGGCCCGAGCACTTCAAACCGAGGGCGCCTCGGATAAAGGGGAAACCGAGGGCGGCGCACGGACCGATAACGGCACAGCCAGGTCGGCCCGGCCCTCGGCAGAACCCCCACCGGCCGATGATGAGGAGGCCGACAGCCAGGTCATTGACGGCAAGCGCTACTACAAAGTGATCGTCGAGGGCGAGGAGAAGTGGCTGACGATGCGCGAGCTGCGCGAGAGCGTCGGGCGCGGCATTGCCACCGAGGAAACTTTACAACGCGCACAGGAGGCGCTACGTTCCGCCACGCAAGGTGCGCCGGCATCCAAGCCTGCGCCACCTGAGCTCGACGACGCCGAGCTCGAGAAGGTCATCCTCTTGGCAAACATGGGTGACGAAGAAGCGGTTCGGACGCTGGTAACAGTGCTGAAGAACCGGCCGAACGGGCCCTCCGCGGAGGACATCGACCGGCTGGTGAACCAGAGAGTCAGCCAGCAGATCGCGACACAGCGCGCAGTTGACGAAGCGGAGGACGAGCAGGCAGACATTCTGGGCAATCCCAACCTCGAGCCCGAGTTCCGCAGACGACTCAACGTCTACGCGAAAGCGAACCCGAAAAAGCGGATCCAGGATGCCTTCAAGGCGGTCGGCGACAAGATGCGGCAGGACTTTGCCGCGATGCTCCCGATCGACGACGGACGCGGTAACAGGCGCCCGAACCCTGCCCACCTCACGAAGGAGCAACGAAAGCGCACCGCCTACACGCCGCCTCCTCAGGCAGCCGGCAAACGGCCGCAGGAGAGGGAAGCGGAGGGCGAGGTCCCGGTGGGGGACACGATCGATGCGATCGCAAGGTCGCGCGGTCAGGCCAGAGCTCACCGGGTGCGTATGTCGTAGATCGCGCTGCAAGGTTCGCCCCTCGCAGCGTGCGCGAGGTCCGAACCAATGGCAGGGCAAGTCTGGGCCGTCAACACCTTAGGCGGCTACTTCTACTCTCGACAGCTTTCCAACGTGCTGCGCATGAACGTGCAGCCGCTGACGAAATTCCGGCAATTCGCCGACGTGCACGACGCGGCCCAGCAGGGCAAGCGCAAGGGCAACACCTTTACGTGGGACGTCGTCTCGGATGTGGCTCAGGTCGGCCAGGTGCTGATCGAGACCAACACGATGCCCGAGACCAACCTGGCAATCTCGCAGGGCACGCTCACCATCACCGAGGCGGGCAACTCGATCCCCTACAGCGGTTTCCTGGACAACCTGTCCAAGTACCCGGTGCAGGACATCATCGAGAAGGGCCTGAAGAACGACACGGTGAAGACCCTCGATCGCATGACCTGGGGCCAGTTCAACCAGTGCCTGTTGCGCGTGATCCCGACCGGCGGCACCTCGGCCACGGCGGTGACGCTCTACACCAATGGCACGGTGACCGGCACCAACTCGATCGCGTACAGCAACGCGCACGCCAAGTCGATCGTGGACTCGATGAAGGAGCGCAACATCCCGGCCTACATTGCGGACGACTACTACTCGCTCGCCTGGCCGACGACGCTGCGCACCTTCAAGAACGGCCTCGAGGGCATCCACCAGTACACCGACACCGGCTTCAACCTGATCATGAACGGTGAGATCGGGCGCTACGAGAACGTCCGCTACATCGAGCAGACCAATATCGCCAAGGGCATCGGCAGCACCGGCATCAGCACGGCGCTGGGCGGCGACATGGTCGGCTGGACCAACGGGCAGAGCGACTGGATCTTCTTCTTCGGCAACGACACGGTGGCCGAGGCGATCGCGGTACCCGAGGAGATGCGCGGCAAGATCCCGAGCGACTACGGCCGCAGCAAGGGCATCGCCTGGTACTACATCGGCGGCTTCGGGATCGTGCACGTGCTGGCGATCAACGCCCGCATCGTGAAGTGGGACAGCGCAGCGTAGCGGGGCCTCTCCGCACGCGCGTTCATTGACGACACAACGCTAGGGCCAGCAGGAGACCGATCAAGTGAGCCAGAACAACCAGACGCGAAACGTCGCGTACGACAACGCCGCGGCGATCGCACGCCAGGCCTACGCCCTGGGCGCGAACAGCGCCGGCTCGGGCAACGCGACCGCCAACAAGTTCTACGCCTGGGCAGCTCTGGCGCTCTATGGCGTCACCTTCTGCCCGACGACGGCCGGCACCAGCACGTACACCGTGTCCGGTACGGCGACCAACCCGGCGACGCAGATGTCGCTGATCTACATCACCAACACCAACACCACGGGCACCGCGGTGACGTTGGGGACCACGACGATCGGCCCCTTCACGATCGGCGGCACGAGCACGGCGGGCACCAACGCTCCGGTGGGCGGGCAGGGCGGAGGCATCGCCGGCGGCTACCAGGGACCGTACGCGGTGAACACGCTCGGCGGGACCAACACGAGCCTCACCTGGGGCACCAACAGCTACATCGCCTACCCGGGCACGGCGACCGGCTCGCAGATCCAGGTCGGCTACCCGGGCGGCCAGAACATCGGTCTCGGTGGCCTGCCGGTGAACCCGGGAGATGTCATCTACTGCGTGAACGGGACGGATGCGACCGCGGTGACGCAGGTGATCCTGCAGTACTCGCTGGCACCCGGACCTGGTCCGGGCCTGGGCGCGGTGCAGCGCATCGGAGATGCGGCCGGCAACATCATCGCCTGAGAGGGCACCATGAGCCAGGCAGTCAAGAACCAGACCGACCCGAGCTACCTCACGCGCCAGGACCTGAACTTAGGGGCGATCGCGGCCGGCTCGGGTGGCGTCACGAGCAAGTTCGTCGCGTTCGCCGCGCTGCAGCTGTTCTCGCTGACCGGCTATCTCTACACGCTGGGCACCAGCACCTACACCAACACCGTCACGGGCGTCGGCACCGCCACGGTGAGCGCGCAGCAGGTGAGCGTGATCACGGTGGTGAACACCGCCACCCCCGGCGGGAGCGCGGCGCTGTCCACGACCACCTACGGGCCCTACCTCATCGGCGGCAGTTTCGGCACCGCCACGGGGACCGGCCAGATCGGAGGCTCCAACCAGTACCAGCTCAACACCAACACCGGCACGGGCGGCTACGGAGGCGTGGTGGTGCCGCAAGGCGCGCTCGTCTACTGTGTGTCCGGGACGGACGCGACCGCGGTGTCGGTGCTGACGCTCGACTACCAGGTGGTGCCCGGTTGGGGCCTCACGCAGTAGCTTTTTTGAAGGAGACGACCCACATGGCAGAGCAGGAGAGCCGCGGACCTCACGAGTACGGAGTGCTGCCCAAGTCCGGCGGCGCCACGGTCGAGAAGGACGGCATCAACGACAGCGGGTATCTGACGAAGAAGGGCACCCCCTCAGGGGAGGGCGCGATGTTCAACTACCTGCCGCCGGGCATGAACATCGAGGACCAGGAGTGCGCCGACATCAACGCGCAGCCGCTGCGCGAGTGGAAGGGCGGCCTCTCGTACGAGAGCGACGGCGGGTTTTAACCCGGTTTTAACCCGGTTTAAACCCGGCGCTTATGAGCAAGGTCGTCCAGGAGAAGTTCGAGGTCGTCGAGCCGGTGCAGGCCAAGGAGGGCAGCGCCTGGAACCTGAATGACTCTGCCTCGCGTGACAATCACGGCCTGCAGACGCGCAGCAGCGGCGGGCGCTACGAGGGCTACCGGGGCGATCAGTACAACCGTCTGCCGCCCGGCATGGACATCGACGATCAGGAGGTGTTCGCCCGCTCCACGGTGCCGCAGGCCGGCGACTACGGCACCGGCAGCCAGGCGACCAGCGACGTGAATCCGACCAGCATGCGC